AGACGGGGCCACCGGTTGCGCGGCCCGGTGCGCCCAATGCAGTGCCAAGCAGCGCCCCCAAATTGCCCAGCAAATTGCCGTTGCCGCCGCCCGTGCCCGTGAAAGCCGATCGCATCGCAGCGGTGGCGATTTCGGACAACACCGACAGCGCCACATGGCGCAAATCTTCGAAGCCAAATTTGCCGCGTTGAATGGCACCCGTCAGCCCGCGTTCAAGCGCGGACCCCGCGCGTTCCAATCCGTCAGCCAATGGCCCATCGAGTTCCGCGCGCATCGCCGCAACGTCGCTGGCAAAGGCGCGCGTATCGGCGCGCACCGACACCAGCAGCCGGTCGATTTCTTCATCCATCACTTCTCTCCGCTGGGGGTATCGGGAAACCGCGTCATCAGTTCGGCAATCGCATCTGCACTGGGCGGGGCGTCGTTATGGCCCGACAGCATCTGCAATATGCCGACCAGTTCGGCGGGCGTCGCATTCCAGAATTCATCGGGCCGCCACCCCAAATGCAGCGCCGTATGGCCCGCCCATTTGGCGGCTGTTTCGCTGAAGGTCATTGCCCGCTCAATATCTGGCCAAGCAGGATTTTCAGTGCTGGCGTCATCGCCGAGAGCCCAGCTTGGGTAACGCTTTCGCTGAACATCGCGCGCGATACACCGGCATCCGCTGCGTGACGGCAGTGCCAGAATAAGGCGACCATTTCCGATAATTTTAGCGCGCCTGCCGCTGCACGCTCGACAAGTGCAAATAACGGCCCAAGCTCTTCTTCTGCAGCGACCAACGCGGCAAAGCTTGGGCGCAGAACAATCGCCCCGCCCGCAAGCTGCAGCACAGCTTCGCCGCGCACCGCGTTTGCCGGCCGCGTCACAAAGACACCACCTGCCCGCTGCTTTCCAGTGCAAGCGTGTACGATCGCTCGCCATTGAAATCACCGGCATAATCGAGGCGCGTGACCAGAAATTTGCCACGCAGCCGCTCCCCGCTCTCAAAGCTGAGCTCATAGTCATCGAGCACGCCTGCAAACGCACTGTGTTTAAGCCGTGTCTCGGCAAGTGAGCCTGTGAACACGCCCGCCGCAGACACCGACACCGATCGCACGCCGGCGCCCGGGAGCAATTCGCGCCACGCACCGCTGCCTTTATGGGTAATGACGACAGGATCGCCATTGATCGACATTTGTGTTGTCCGCAGGCCAGCGATCGTTGTGTATGCCGGCGTCGCTGCGCCGTCGCCCACCTTCAACAAGAAGGCGCTTCCTTTTTCTACAGGCATGTGTGTTTCCCTCTGAATATGCCGCTTACGGGCGGCAGAAATTATGTGGTTTAGACCGCCAGCAACCGCACACGGTGCTCGACCAGCCCGGCCCATGGCCCTGCCGCATCGCGCACGACGATGGATCGCAGGAATATGAGGCTTGCAATCCGCCAGCCGGGCAAATCGCGCGGGATGGACTGAATGGCATCGTCGACATGGCCCATCAGGTCGGCCAAGCGCGTCGCGGCCTCGCCATCGTCCCAGACCGTAAATGCCAGCCGGATTTCACGGCCAGTGGTGGTTTTCGTGCCCCAATCCGCAGTCAACCCATTGGTGACTGCCAGATATGGGAACGCAGCGCGCGGCGGTGGGCCGTCATAAATTCCGGACAGTTGTACCCGCAACACCGGATGCGCTGACAGTGCCGCGACCGCGGCCGCTTGCAGAACCTGAACTGCATCGCTCATCGTCCAAAATTCCTTAATCTGGGGTCATCCAACATCCGGCGGCGCAGGTTTTTGCCGATCAGGGTTACGCCGTCAGCCGTGCTTTCAAGGCGGACACCCTGCGGTACAGCCGCTGTCATCAGCCGATCGCGCACAAGCATGGCGCGTTTTTCGCCCAGGGCGTCGGCCTTGGCCATGATCCGAGCTTCGTTCATCGCACTTCTTCGCAGGTCAGCTGCATTTGCGCGGGCGTCTGCGGATCACTCAGGGCCGCACGTACCGCCAGATATTTGCCCCGCCATGTCAACCGCGTGCTGAGCCCCAGCCCTTCGCGTTTGCGCAAGGTGACGCGCCAACGCGGCAGCGCCGACAAAGCATCGGCGCGTGTAAGGTCGGCTGGCATCAACGGCGATACCGCCGCCCATGCCTGCCCATCATAGCGGTAATGGCCTGTCGCGCCGGCGCAGGTGTCGCGGGTGCTCAACCGCGTTTCGATGACGACCCGTTCGCGCAGCGTGCCTGCAAATTCCCCGCTCATGCGAGGTGCATCCGGCGGAATGGCCGCAACAACGCCAGCGCAGCGGCGGGTGGCCCAGCATCATCGCTGGCATCGCGATTGTTATAAAAATGCCCCGCCAGCCGCAGCAGACCAAGCCGCAGCGATCCGGGTAGGCTTGCCCAATCCGCCGCAAGGCCAGCGACTAACGTCAGCTCAACGCGCCCGGCACGCCCCGCCTGCAACACGCGGAAATAAGCTTCGCCGCGCGCGCTGATTTTGGCTTCCCACGCCGATGCCGCCATCGCAAAGCTTGCACCCTCCGCCGGGATGCCCGTCACGCCAACGACCGATTGCACGGGCATGGCGTGCAAAATGTGCCAGCCAGATCCGGCCGTGACCGTCTCCTTGGCCCCCCGCCGGATCAGGATTTGGCGCGTGAACTGCTCGGCATGGTCGATGGCGGCAACAGCGCAAGCCGCCACAATGTCATCATCAGTGCCGGCGTCGACGCGCATATAGGCCCGCACCTCGGCGAGCATCACGCTGTCGAGGCCGAGCGGATCAAGGCTCAACATCATATTTTCCTTCGGGATATGGGGCGCTGCATCGCGCACGGTGCGCAAGAACCTTATGGGTTCTTGAAAGTACAAATTATAACCAAAAAAGCCTCTGCCCCGCTAAACAGTGGGCAGAGGCCTCCGCTTTACGTCAGCGAGAATTTCATCAATTTGATCGCTGCCGAATTGATCAGCGCGCCGCCAAGCCGCTTGGTTGCGTAAAAATGGACATAAGGCTTGTTCGTATAGGGATCACGCAGGATGTTGGTCTCACTGCGTTCGGCAATCAAATAGCCTGCCTTGAAATTACCAAAGGCAATCGACAGGCTGTTCGCCGCGATGTCTGGCATATCCTCCGCCTCCACGACAGGATAGCCCATCAACGTATCCGGCTGCCCCGCGGCCATCGATGGTTGCCAGATAAACGCACCATCATTGGTCTTGAACCTGCGAATGATCGACAAGGTCGATGCATTCATCACCCAGCTTGCGCCTTGGCGGTAAGGCGCGCGCAGCGCATGGACGAGCTCGACCAGCTTATCCTGCGGATTGGTCGCAGCAAAGCCGCCCGCAACGCCCGTGGGCACATATTGCAGCGTGCCAAAGGGCCGCGTCGCATCGCTGCTTGTGGCGGTCGGCCCAGTCAAAAATCCGCGCGGCCGGTTGGCGCCATTGCCGTTGATAAAGGCCGCGCCCTCCGCCTTGGCAAATTCGGTGGCGATTTCATCGGCCAACCAGGCCTCGACATCAAACGCCGCGTCATCCAGCATCGCCTGTGTCGCCGCAGGGTTGGCATAAAGCTCGCCAAAGCTGGGCACGATTTCGTTGAATGTCGGCGTCGCGGTTTCCGGACGCGTTGCGGTTTCCGATGCCCAGCCGGAGGTCACGCCGTTCTGCGTCACCAACTTGCGATACCCAGCAGACCCCACGCGCACGACGCTCGCAATGGCGCGGATTGGCGAGATCGAATGCAAAACGCGGTCAATAACCGCATCAATCTCGCGCGGCACGGCAAAGCCGCCATCGGCCGGAACATCGCCCGAAAAACTTTTCAGCTCCACCTCGGACCCGCGCCGCAAATAGCCATCGACAAAGGCCGACCGTACTGGGTCACTTGCCTTGCCCCCCGACAAAACAGGCCGCGTGATGGCAACCGCGGGAACCGCGCCGTCAAAGACAGCCTCCAAATTATCTGCTTTGGTTTCATAATCCATTTCATTCTCCTTGCGGGCAAAAAAAAGGCCGCCCTGAGGGACGGCCGGTTCAACAAATTTTGTTCGAGCTTAAATATATT